GTCAGCCAGTCCCGGACGGTTTCGATGCTGTTGACGATGGACATGGGGCACCTCCTACATGGTGACAGTCTGGCCGAGGGCCACGGTGGCGATCCCCATGTCCTCGCTCCAGTCGTTGACGATGTACTCGCGGCCGTCGACGTTGAGCCCTTCGCCCGCCGGGCGCCGAGCGGGCAGATCCTCGACCGCCGCGTAAAGCAGCAGAGAGGACTCCGCGACGCTCAGCTCTTGCCCCCTCGCTGTTCCTTCAGGGCGTTGTCGTCCAGCACGGCGGCGATGGCTCTGCCTTCGACGGTGTGCTTCTCGCCGAACTCGTCGAGATTGAGAAACGTGCGCCGACGGTCAGCCTCGACCATCGCCTTGAAGCTGAAGGCCATCAGACGGGATCGGCGGCGCCGATCTGAGGGGGCTCCTCGTCGTCGGCGCCGTCATCAGGCTGCTCGGCCTTGGTGGCCTCGATGGCAGCGATGACGTCGGCCTTCTTGCGCATAGCAGAGGCGTCCACGCCATAGCGCGTGGCCACTTCCTTCAGCTCGTCGAGCTTCATGTCCTCGTTGTACTCAGGGGCCTCGTCGGCCGCGGTGTTGGTGCTGGCAGGCTCGTCGGCGTCGTCGCCGGGAGCGGGTGCGGGCTGCTCGGCAGTCTCGCCCAGCTCGCCGATGTACTTGGCGACGCCTTCCTTCACCAGACGGGCCTCCAGCTCGTCGTCGAACTTCTGAGGGCCGTCTGCTTCAGTGATGGGGATCACCTTGCGGCCGTTATAGTAGCCGAAGGTGCCCTTGATGATCTGGATCATGCTCTGCTCCTTTCTGCTGCGCTCAGTCCGTCAGGACGTCCGCAACGATGAACGGGTTCTTGTTGTTGGGGATCATCAGCGGGCGGCTGGAGATGGTCAGCGTGCGGCTGTTGCCTTCGGCGCTGCTCACATACTTCGGCACGCGGCGGCCGGCGTAGGTGTGGAACTCGCCGTCGCTCTGCTCGACCTGAGAGACGGCGCCGTAGGCGGTGCGGCCAGCGCCGGGAGCGGTGAGGACGCACTTGCCGGACGGGATGTAGAGCTTGTCGTTGCCCTCGTCGTCGGTGTAGGTCAGGTCGTAGGAGATGACGCTGATGATGCGGCCGAGGACGTTCAGGCGGGCCACGATGGCAGCGCCGTCAGGCAGCAGCTCAGGCTCCACGTTGCCGATCTCGATGCGGCGGTTGTCGAGGAGCTTCTGCACGGCTGCGTCGTTGATGATGGTGTCAGCCACGTCCGGGGAGCAGACCAGATCAGAAGCGCGGAGGCCGCGCTTGGTCAGCATACGGATCATGGCCTCCAGATCCTTCAGGATCTTGCCGCCGGTGGCGTCCCACTTGGCCGTCGGGGTGTAGGTCGCGGGGTTGCTGGCCTCGGAGTAGAAACGGATCTCCATCTCGTCGGCCTTGTCGACGTCGTCGGCGATGTGCTTCATCACGCAGCCGTTGGTCAGCATGGTCTCGGCGGCCATTGCTTCTTCGCGGTTGGTGATGAGCTCGCCCAGCTCGTCAGCGTCGCGCAGGATGAGGGTCTGCTGGCGCTGCTCAGGGGTGAGCTGAGAGTAGAGAGCCTCGCCGAAGCCACGCTTGCGCAGCTCGTCGAGGGTCAGGACGCGACGGGGAGCCACGAAGGGCGGGGTGTAGCGTTCCATATTGTAGCCGGCGCGCAGGACGGTGACGCCGCCCTTGCGAGGGGCCACGAAGGGCGCCAGCTTCTTGCTGCCGTCACGGAACTCGACGAGCACGTCGTCGGTGGCGAAGATGTCGCTCGCGTCGTTGGTAGGGAAGTAGCGGTCACGCAGGAAGGTCGCAGCAGGGGTGAGCTGCTGCACGGCCATGAGCAGCGTGTGGGTGTCGTAGAAGTTAAAAGGCATTTTGTTGTCCTCCTTCTCTTAGTATTCGATGGCGTCGGAGAGCAGGATGCCGGCCTTGCGCAGCTCCTCCTCGTCGGTCGCCTTCAGGGTGTAGCCGCTTGCGACGGCCAGCTTGTTGCGGGCGAAGTGGCCGGTGCGGTAGGCCAGCACGGTCACGTCCGCGGTGGTGCCGACTTCCACGTCCTCGGCGAGGATGCAGTTGGCGGTCATGGTTTCGTTGGTGGTCGCGGTGGAGCCGAGGATCACCAGCTTGCCGTCGCCGGCGGTGCCGGCAGACAGGGCCAGCACGGTGCCGCGCTTATAGGTGGCTGCGGCGGTGGCCTCCTTGCGGATGGTCACGGTGAACACGTCAGCGACGGGCTCGTTGGCAACGATCAGGCCATCATAGCCGACGCTGCCGAGGTTTTCGTCCAGTCTCTTGCTCATTACTTCTTACCTCCGTTCTGAGACTTGGTGGAGTTGTAGAGGCCGACGATGGCGTCCACCTTTGCCTTGTCGTCGCTTTCGCTGCCTTCCTCGCCGCCGTTAGGGGCAGCGCCGACGCCGGCAGCGCCGGACTCGTCGTTGTCAGCCTTGGCGTCCTTCAGGTGCTTGGCACCGAGGGCCGCCTGCTTCTGCATAGCCTTGAGCGCGAGCTGCTCAGCGGTGCAGGGGGTCTCGCCGTACTTGGCGTCCCTGACGAGCTGCGCGTCGCCCACACTTGCGGCGATGCTGTCGATGGCCTCGATGCGGGCGCGCTCCTGCGTTCTGGCAGTTTCGGCCGCCTGCTGCTCGATCTGAGCCACGACGTCGGGGTGCTGTGCTCTCATTTCTTCGAGGGTCATGGTCTTGTTGTCCTCCTTCTTGGGGCCGTCGTTCTTGGCGGCCGCGTGTTTATTTCCAGCCGCAGGGGCGGCGTGGATGCTGTTGTCGATGGGGATCGTCCCCGGGATGTGTCTGAAGCCCTTGACGTCGTGCCGGATGCCGGCAACGAGGAGCACCTTCTTGTCGGCGCTCAGGGCGACGTCGGGGCCTTCGTCTGTGAGCAGGGTGTCGGCAAAGCCGTTGTCAATGGCCTCCTGCCCGACCATCCACGTCTCGCGGGTCATCATGCTGCGGAGCTGGTCGACCTCGAGGCCGGTCTTGGCGTGGTAGATCTCCGCGATGGCCCGCTCGCTCGCGTCGAAGTCCTTCTGGAGCTTCTTCAGGTCTGCGAGGGTGTAGTAGTCGTAGAGCAGCCCGGCGACGCCGTGGATCATCACCATGCTGCCGGGATAGACCTGTACCTCGTCGCCCGCGCAGGCGATGACGCTGGCCGCGCTGGCCGCGATGCCTTCCACGACGACGACCTTGTGGCCGGTCAGGCCCTTGATGGCGTTGTGGATGGCGATGCCGGTGTAGAGGTCGCCGCCGCAGCTATTGATCTTGATGGTGATGTTGCTCTTGCCCTTGACGGCCGCGAGATCCTCCATGAAGCTCTCGGGCGCGATGTAGAGGCCGGGCTCGGGCTCGCCCGTCCACCAGTCCACAGGCTGACGGCTCACGACGTCGCCGTAGAGGGTGATCTCGCCCTCGTCGTCACCGATGCTGGCGACGTTCCAGAACTTGATCGGCGTGCCCGCAGTCTGAGGCCCGGCGCAGAGCCGGGGAGTGTTATGCGTTCTCATGCTTGTCTCCTTCCTTGATGCTTTTGATGGCCTCGGCGACGATCGCCTCCCGCAGAGCTGCGGAGATCGTGCCGCTGGCCGCTGTGCTCTGGTCGACCTGCCCCTGCGCTGCGCGCAGCTTCTCGTTTTCCCGAGTGAGCTGGTCGACGTTGGCGTCCCACTGACCGCCGTTGAGTCGGATGGTCGCCTGTTCTCTGGTCGTGATGCCTTCGCCGATGGCGAGGATCTCGGCCGTGATCTCCTTCGTCGGGTCGAGCTGTCCCTGAGAGGGGCCGATCCACTCGGCGCCGAGGTATGCGGCGCGGATCGCCGGATCTGCGAAGAAGCCCGGGGCGCTGATGCGGCCGCGGGCGACGGCTTCAGAGAGCCAGATCTCATATACCGGCGTGCAGAAGTCATCGACAAACCACTTGCGCCTCATGCGGAACGCCTTCCACGCCTCCATCAGGGCGGCGCGGCTGGCGCTGTACGAGCTGTTGAAGCTCTTGAGCAGAAGGTCGGCCGGGATCTCGAGCGCGGCGCCCACCTGTTCACAGATGGCGCGCAGGAATGTGTTGAAGCCACTGGCCGGCCGCTTGGGGTCTGCAAAGGTCACGTCCTCGCCGGGCTCCATGATGTTGATCTGGCCGGGGCCCATCTCGTACTCATTAGGATCTCGGCTCACCTCCGGCAGGCTGCTCCCGACCTCGTTGAACGGGTTGTCGCCGGCGCCCGCCTCGGTCTTGATGAAGGCCGTGAAAAACGACTCGACGACCGCCGCAGTCAGCTCGCTCTCGGTGTAGCGGCGAAGCTGGAGCAGGGGCTCGATGACCTGCGCGAGATAGCTGACGCCGCGGTATTGATCCGGGCGCTCGCTCTCCATGACGTGCAGGATGTTCGGCAGGCCAGTCCGCTCGCCGTATGCCTGAACACGGGCCCACGTTGTCGTCGCGCTGCCGAGCTCGAAGGGGTAGGTGCTGCGGATGTGGTACGCCTCGATCTGGCCGTCGTCGTTCACCTCGACGCCGTCGTAGATGGTGTTGCCGTTGGCCGCCTTGCCGGTGGTCAGCAGCATCGGGGTGATGATGCCGGAGGTCGTTGGCGTGGCGACTCGGTCGGCCTCGATCAGGTGCAGGCGTAGCGAGTAGGGCGTGAGCGGCGTCGGCTCGTACTGCTTCACGACGGCGAACACGTCGCCGCTGACCAGCCACGAGGAGAGTGCGAGCTGCTGCATGGCTGCGAAGTTGTTGACGCCGGTGGCGTCGCACGCCCTTTTGTTCTCAGACCAGAGAGCGAACTCGCGCTCGGCCTGAGCCTGCCATGCGTCGGCGGCCTCCTGCGTCATGCCGAGCGCCTCGCGGTCGATCCGACTCTTGAGCTGGAGGCCGATGCCGACGACGTTGGTGCGGTTGGTGCGGATGGCAGAGGTGGCGATCGGGGCCGCCATGTAAAGCATCCGGGCACGCTGCCGCAGGGTGTAGTTGTTGGCGTCGATGTCCTCCTTCGGGCTGCCGCTCATAGCTCTGAAGCCCTTGGTCGCCTTCTTGTGCCAGCTCGCGCCGGCGTCGCCGTAGCCCTTATTCACAGGGCGCGGCTGCTGCCGCCTGTTCTGTGGGCGGCTTCTGCTTTTTCTTTTGCTGATGGTGCTCACCTCCTTCATGGTGAAGATGGCCGAGTCGGGAGAAAAGGAGCGAAAACTCCCGGCGTCGGCCTATGAAAAAAGCCCCTTTCGGGGCTTCTTTCACCAGTCTCGGGGCACTACTCCCACAGCTTTTCGCGGCTTCTCGCCGTTCAGTGCGGCCTCGAGGGCTTCGATGTCTGCCTCGAGCTGTTTGATGGCGGCCCGGATGGATCCGAGGTCGGTGTTGTAGCGGGCCAGATTGCGCGAGCCGATGCCGTAGCTCTGGACGCCTCCGTCCAGCATCTCGGCCTCTCGCTTCAGGTAGAGCTCCAGCCGGTTCCTCTTGATGGAGAGCTGGTACTCGATTTGTTCGCGGGTCTTTCTCATTGTGGTGTGTCCTCCTTACCAGTCGTCGAAGGCGTCGGCCCGGTTGTGCCGTTGCCGCTGCCGTCGCTGCTGCGGGGCCTTCGGTTTCTCCTCCAGTCCTTGCAGGCGGCGCTCGATGGCGTCCATGTCGGGGTTGATGATCTTGAGGCCGGCGTTGGCGTAGTCGCGGCAGTCGAGGGCCTCGTTGCGGTTGTGCCCGGGCAGCTTCTCCCACGCCCAGCGGTCGCCGCGGCGCGTGTGCGTGAGCACCAGCTTCTCGGAGAGGAGCCCGTTGAAGAAATTGAGGTCATAACCGGCGTCAGGGTGCCGGTTGAAATGGCAGTATTTTGGCCCGGGCTCCTGCACCTTCAGATTAGCCATGATCGTCGCCTTGCCGGCGTCGACGCCGATGGTGTAGAGCCAGCAGGTGATCCGCTTGTTGTCGCGGATCGGCACCTTGCTCGGGGGCGAGACGAAGGGGATGCCGTCCGCCGCCCTTGACCCTTGATGGCAAAGACGCGCTTGCCGACGCGGGCCCGGCACGCCTCATAGAGCCCTCTTGGGTGAAGTGGCCGCCGGAGTCGACGCAGGTGATGGAGATCTTCAGGCCGCGGCCGTTTTGAACTTGTAGACGTGGTCGACCACGTCGTCGAGTCGCTGCCAGACCTCCCGGGGTGTCTGGCCGGCCCATGATGTAGCCCTTGACGACGCCCCACGTCTCGCCGTACTTCCCGTGGCCGACTACCTCGTATTCGAGGCGGTTGTCCTGAGTGTCGACGCCGCAGGTCAGCACGAGCACGCCGTCAGGCAGCTCCACAGGGGTGCCGTCCGGGCGGGTGCCGTAGTCCTCACGGCGGGCGAGCATGGTGTCCTCGTCCTCGAGGTCGCCGCGATCTTCCCACAGTTGGCCGAGCAGGGTGTTGTAGACGACCTTGAGGCGCTGCGGGTCATCCTTGGCGTCGAGGAACTTGAGGACGATCTTCTCCCACGGAGTCCACGGGCTCGAGAAGGCAATTGAGCCAAAAAGAACGGACGCCCTTCTTGTAGGCGTCCGGGTTGTCGGCGATCCACTTGGCCGGTTGCTTTCGCATGACGTCCTCGGGGATCAGGCAGCCGCAGGCCGGGCAGCTCCACGAGACGCCGCTCTTGAGGCTCCACGACTTTTTCCCGCGGATCCTCTTGACCTCCGGGTCGAAGTGGATATTGTCGAACACGATCTCGCTGTACTCCCCGCACTCGGGCAGCGGTGCACCACGCGCCTTCTGTGCCTTGGTAAAAACTCGTTTCGATGTTGCTGTTGCCCTTGATGGTCGGGGTGGAGACCTCGACCGCCTTGGCGTTGTAGAATGTGGCCTGACGTGCTTCGGCCAGCGCCCACGGGTCGCCCTCGGTGCCGGCGCTGGTCGCCCAGCGGTCGCGCTCGTCGCCGATGATATAGCGGGCAGGCGTGGAGGCCAGAGCCGAGGCGCTGTTGGAGCCGGTCAGGGTGAGCATCCCGCCCGGGAACGACTTCTGGAGGATTGTGTTGCCACTGTCCTTAGCCTTGACGTCGTGCACCTTCGCCTTCAGGGGCTTGCTGTCGCGGATCATAGGGGCCACGCGGAGGCGGCTGAACTTCCGAGCGTCGTCGATGGTCGGGTGGACGTAGAGGATGCTGCCGGGGTCTTGGTCGATGATGTAGCCGATGATGTTGAGCTCGAGCTCAGACTTGCCGACCTGAGAGGCGGCCACCATGACTATTTTGTGCACCTTCGGATCCGTAAAGGCCCGCATGGGCTCCTCGAGGTACGGGGTGCGCTTGGTACGCCACGGGCCGGCCTCGGCTGAGCTTTCCGGGGAGAGGCGGCGGTGCTTGTCGGCCCACTCGTCCACGGTCAGGCTCTCAGGTGGGGCGAAGCGTTTGACCGCTCCGGCGATGGCGGTATTGAGCTTCGCGGCGGCTTTTTTAGTCGTCCGCGTCATCGGCGAGCTGCTCGCTCCAGCCTTCCCGATCCCTTACTCGCCGGGCGTACACCTCGGGATCGTATTTATAACCGGCCAGCTCCGTCAGGATCTTGTAGACCTCTGTGCGGATGATCTCAGACGCCTCGGCGGGTGTTGCTGCGCCGGTGACGTCGACGGCCAGACGGCCCGGCAGGGCCACGAGCATCGACCTGATATTGTAGACGAGGTCGGTCATCACAGCCTCGACGTCCTCGCTGCGGTGCATGGTGCCCTCGAGCTCACTGAGCTGGAGGGCGGCGATGTCTGCCTTGCTGCGCTTGAGGTCAGCCTCAGCCTCCAGACGTCGGCCCTCGATCTCGCTGTCCTTCTTCGACGGCTCCCGGCCGTTGGCCTTGGCCGTCAGGTATCGGATGTACCTCTGGATCGTCGGCAGCAGGTCATAGCGGTTGGCGTTGCCTTCCTTGACCGCGGCGATGACGCCATCCTTGGTGAGCTGCTGCACTCGGCGGGGCGTCATGTCGAACAGGGCCGCGATGGTCTTGCTGTCGACGAGCTTGTTGTTGGTTGGGTTCGGCATGGCGTTCCCTCCTTTCTGCCGCTCGGGCGAAACGAAACGGCCCGAAAAAAATTTTTCCCGGCTGCGCGTTTTTTGGGCTCGCCAGCACCGCAGGCCATAGGGGCCCGTCACAGTACCTTGCGGCGCTGTGCGTGGCCGTGGAGGCGTCTGCGCGGCGCTGTGGCGCGCTCTGTGCGCGTCTGGCGGTGTGGGCCGGTCTCGGTGTCTGGTGCGGCTGTGGACGCGCTGTGCGGCGTTCTGGCGGGCTCCGGCTTAGAGGCCGAGGGCTCGCTTCATGTGGTGCTCGAGGCGCTTGCTGGTCTCGGTGTTGAGCCGGAGCATGATGGCCTCGTTGGTGCGGTCGCTGGTTATCATCTGCGGCACCGAGATGGTGGTCAGCTTCTTGATGTCGGTGCGGGTCTTGCTCATTCGCTGGAATGGGATCCAGCTCGTGCCGTCGCTCTTGGTGTTGCCTGTCCCCATGAGAATATTGTGCGATCGCTGCGAGAACGGGCCGCCCGGGGTTCTTGTGTTCAAATAGCGGCCAACTACCTTCTTCTGCCCCTTGAGCACCTGCGCCTTCAGCGTGTAGCTCTTGCCGCGGGGCGGGGCCTTCGGTGTCATGCCGAAGTGCACGGGAGTCAGGAGCCTTCCCTTATAGGTGATGGCGAGCTCCTCGATGGTCTCGCCGGTGATCTGGATGCTGCCGGCCATCTTCTTCGGCTTGCCGCTGCCCGATGGCGTGATCTCCGACTTCTTGATGTTGTAGACGGCCGTGACCTCCTGAGCGATCCAGCCCGGAGCTCTGGACTTGACGTCCTTGATGGTGTTGCTGATGGCCTTCTTGCCGCCGTTCTCGATTGCCTCGAGGTCAGCGACGAGCTGGTGCAGGTTGCTGAGCTGCGCCGAGATGCTGTTCTGCGGCATGGCCGTCGCCTCCTTCCTATACGCAAAAATAGACCGGCGGGCGTTGGTTCGCCCGTCGGCCTCTTGCCGTCGGTTGTTATTTGGTTTTCCTCTGGTCAGCCGCTCGGAATTGTCACGGCGTTGCCCGTGTGTCCGGCGGTCTTTTGCAGGATATAGAATAGCACGGGTCTCTACTGCTTTTCAATTCCTTTTACTTCCCTTTTGTTCCTTTTACTGCGTTTTACTGCCGCAGCTCAGGCAGGGGGCTCCAGCTCGTCCAGCACGGCGGCGAGGTTGAGCAGGGCGCGGCCGTGGATTTTGTATGTCCTGTTCTGGTAGGCGTCCACTCTGTCGACGTAGTCCCGCCGATCACCGAACAGGACGCCGCAGGTGCTCTCCCAGTCAGCCCGGTCGAAGTAGCGCAGCCGGATGACGGCGCGCTCGTCGGGGTCGGAGAGCTGGAGGATCAGGCCCTCGATGGCGTTGCGCTCCTGCTTCTCCTCAGCCTTGAGCCGGTCGATCTGTTCCTCGAGCTCCATTTTCCGCTCCACCATCATGCCGGTGCGGTCGGATGGTGTGCCGGATCCGCGTGGCATACCTGTCAGATCAGGGCCGGGCGGTGAGGCCATCGTCATCTCCATGCGGTCGAGGCGTTCGAGCTGGTTGTCGATGTCCCTCAGCATGGCGGTGTAGGCCGCGAGCCTGTCCTTGATCCGTTGTGTGATCGGCTTCTCGCTCATTATGTCAGGGCGTCACTCCTGCTCACCTCCTTCCTCGTCAGGCTCGAAGATCGCGGCGATCTCCTCGCGCGGTAGCTCTCGGCCTTGACGGACGCAGCGCACGTTATTGTCCCCAGTGGTTTTGATGTAGCGCCGCACGATCACGTCGCACCATTTCGGTTCGAGCTCGATCATGGCGCAGGTTCGCCCAGTGTTCTCGCAGGCTATGAGCGTCGAGCCTGAGCCGCCGAAGAAGTCGACCACGAGCTCGCCCGGCCGGCTGCTGCTCAGAATGGCCCGCTCGCACAGTGCGATCGGCTTTGGTGTTGCGTGGCCGCCTGCGTCGTCTCTTTCCGCTGTGTTTGTGATCGGGAAACGCCACACATCGGTCATTATGTCGTGCTCGTCGCTGTCGTTGTGGGTGTTGTCGAAGAAGGCGCGCAGCTCCATCGTTTCTGCCTTCATGTTCTGGTATGCCTCGGACGGCTTATTGCGCAGCTTCATCACTTGATCGTGTGGCAGACTGAAGGCTCGGCCCTTAAATGCCTGCTGGAGCTTTTTGTAGTGCCACTCCGGTATTGGCGTGAACTGCGATTTGCTAAACCAGTGCCCCCACATTTGGACGCCTGTGATCTCCGTGAGTTGTTTGGCCTTGAGACCGACCTTTTGAGCCTCTCCGATCATATAATCGAGGATCGCCTCGTATGCGTCATTGAAATGGTCTTTGTTATTGTTGAAGCCTTCGACGCCGCACATGACAAAGAGGCATTTCTCAGTTTCCCGTGGGTAGCTCCGCATGAGCTCACTGTTGACGCCGAAGGCTGAGTGCTTCGCCCATGTGATGTAGTTTCTGAATGTGATCTGGTTCGCTGCGATCATCGGTCGAAGGATAAAGGCGTAAATATCCATGAGCGGCTCGTCGATGCCCCAGCAGTACCAGCTCCCGTTTTTCTTCAGGATCGAGAAACTGAGCGCGATCCACTTCTTGTTGAACTCGAGGAGATCGTTCTGGTTCTGGTTGTCGTTCTGGACGCCGTCGCTCTCTTTTCCCATGCCGTATGGTGGATCAGTGAACACGAGGTCGGCGCGTTTCCCGTCGGTTGCCTTCTGAACGTCAGCTATCTTCAGACTGTCGCCGCAGTAAAGCCGATGGCTGCCCAGTAGCCAGAGATCGCCGGGTTCGGTAAACGGTTCCTCTGGCGGCATTTCGGGTTCGGTGTCTCCGTCCTCTTGTTCTTCCTTGTCATCATGCAGGGCCTCAGATAGAGCGGTGACGAGATCGCCATACTCGTCCTCGGTGTAGCCGCTGAGCATGAACGGGATCTCGCCGGTGTCGATGTCGGCGAAAACCTCGGCGAGCATCTTGTTGTCAGTGGTGGCGAGCTCCGCGATGCGGTTGTCAGCCGTCAGATCGGCCAGCTCCTCGGCCTCGCTGGCGTAGTCCTGATAGTCGACCGGGGCGTCGGTCAGGTCGTCGAGCTGCGCGGCCATGAGACGGCCGTGGCCCTTGGTGACGAGCCCGCTGCGCTTGCTGACAGTGATCGGAGCACGCCAGCCGGTCGCCCGGATGATAGAGGCGAGGAGCTTGATCTGCTCCGGCGGGTGCTGGTTGGGGTTCTTGGGGTTAGGTCGCAGATCCTTCAGCGGGACGATGGCGTCGTGTGCACAGAACACAGGGACGCTGCCGGCGTATGCCTTCGGCGTGGCCGTGGTGCTGTACTCCTCGATCTCGGGGCCGGTCTGCGGCTGCGGTTTATTCATGACCGTCACCTCCTGTGGAGAATTGTTTCTCGATCCACTTGTGGAGGCTGGAGCCCTGCCAGTTGTTTCGGCCGTCAAGACGGGTTTTCAGCCGTTCCAGTTTCGCCTCCTCGACCTCCTCGGTGGATCTGTGGAAGATGATGCGGAGCTGGTCGAGCATGATCTGGACGTCTGCCATCTCCTCGACCGCGTTCTCGAGTGCAGCCTTCGCCTCTGCGGCGCAGCTCACGCGCTTCACCTTGCAGAGGGCTTTGGTCAGCTCGGCCATCTCCTCGACGGCCATGTCCATTTGTGCCGGCGCGCCGTAGGCCGTGATCGCACGATCCAGCAGGGCCCGGCGTTCCTCCGTGGTCATCACGGGCGGCCTCCCTTCGTCAGCTCTCTGACCAGTATGACCGCGAGCACGATCACGATGATGGCGAGGGTGATGGCTGTCGGGATCCAGATCGGGGCCAGTACCCACAGCCAGCTCCAGTTGATGACGCCGGTGAGCTTCAGGACGATGAAGGCGACGGCGAGAAGGCCGCAGAAGCCGATCCCGCCGGCCGTCGTGTTGTTTCTTTCGTTGTTCATGTATTACCTCCAGTATTATTTTCCGAGCCCCTTCAGCGCGCAGGCTGTGCAGGCGGTTCGGACGTCGGGCTCCAGTGCAAGGATCCGGCGGGCCGTGTCTGTCTGCCAGCACTCAGCGCCACAGACGGGGCAGGTGGTGAGCTGCCAGTCGTCCGTCGGAGGCTCCGGGACGTTATCGCGCAGCGGCATGGTGAGGATCCCGCCGTCTCCGGGCTGGTGAGGCGAGAGGATGGGCTCAGGCTCGTCGGGGATCATGGTGTCGAGGAGCTCGTTGTACTTCTTGAATATGGCCTCCGACGCTGCGCTCCAGCTCTCGCCGTGCTCCGTGTCCTCCGGGGTGGCGACGTGGGCCAGCTCGTGCGCCAGCAGCTCAGGGGCGGCGCTGATGGGCGCCTCGGCCGAGATGCAGACGATCGGCGTGCTGCCGTCGTCGGGAAAGATGGTCAGGCCGTAGGCGGTGCCGTTGGTCTCGTCCCGCAGGTCGGGGACGTACTGCACGACGTACTCGACGCCGGGGTAGAGCTCAGAGAAGGCCCGTGCCACGATGGCCGTCGGGTCGTTGATGAAGGGTGAGGCCATCTGGCCGATCTTCTCGTACTGCTTCAGGGCCGTGTATGTCTCGCGCAGCATGGCCCGCACTTCGTCCTTCTTGATGCCGTTGATGGTGGGCCCGTTCAGGATCAGGTCGAGCATCCTGTCGCTCCAGTCCTGCATCAGGTGGGTCTCCGGCATACCGCAGCCGAAGGGCACGACGTCGACCTTCTCACGGGTGAGGGTTTTGTATTCTTTCATGGTGCTGCTCCTTTCAGAAAAGCCGAGCGGGCCGGAGCCCGCCCGGCGTTCCATTTACTGCATGACGACGACCTTGCCGGCGTCGATCAGATCGCCCATGTTCTTCAGGAAGTAGTCGGCGATGTTCTTCTTGGCCTCGAGTTTCCAGATGCCGCCGTCAGCCTCGAAGAAGCCGATCCCCTCGTCGGGATCCACGCGCAGCAGGAACTCGCTTTCGGGCTGCTCCACCTCGAGGAAGGTGCGGAACGGCCGCAGCATGACGCGGGGCTTGATCTCGACGACCGCGTTGAGGGCGACGCCCTGACGTGCCTCGACGGTCTGCGTGACGCCGTTGTCGTTTGTGCTGACGCTGTTCTCGTTGGTCATGCGACTCAGCAGGTCGAGCAGGTAGGCCGTGCCCTCGTTAGGGATGCAGAGGCTCCGCAGCTCGATCAGGGCTACCTCGCGTCCTCTGAAGCCGGTGCGCAGGCCCGGGGCGTCAGCCTTGGCGCGGTAGAGCGTGTTGCGGGAGAAGTCGCTCAGGTAGGTGGTCATCACCTCGACGGTGTCGTTGCTCTTGACCTGCACCATGATGGTCGTGCTGACCTTCTCGAGCTCGGTGCGGATCAGCTTGCAGATGCTATCGAGTCCGCTGACGCTGATGCAGTCAGGGCGGTCGACGTGCGGCGGGATGCGGGTGAGTGATGCGTCGGCGTAGGTCTGGCCGTCAATCTCGAAGATCTTGGTCTCCTTCAGGCTGACGATTTTGTCGATCATTTTTGCGAGCATTGTATTGTCCTCCTTGTTCTGTGTTGTGGGTGTTTATCCGTGCTGGACGAGCTTCAGGAGCTTCGGGGCCTCCTGCTGCGTGCCGTCCATGTTCATTTGGCCGGGCACCTGCGGCACCATCTCGGCGACGACGAGCTCGCCGTTGCCGTCAGAGGTGACATAGAGAGCCGTGGCGACGGGGTTGGTGGCTGCGAGCGTAGACTTGGCCGTCACGGAGACGCCGATGGTGCGGCGCTCGTCGTCCGGGGTCAGCTCGATGGTGAGGGTGATCTTGCGCTTGGCCGTGGCCTTCGTGTTGGGGTCGAGGATGTTCTGGATCACCTTGTCCATCTCATAGTCGACGCGCTCCTCGAAGGCGCCGCGGGGCCATCGACATGATGCTGTCGCGCTGGTTCTGTTCGTTCATGGGGTTTCTCCTTTCTTTCCGCTGCCGGCCGTGCCATACTTCTCGAGCGTGTCCTTCATCGCTCCGGCGATGCACTCGGCCATGATGGTCGCGGTCTTGGTTTCGCTGTTCTTGGCAGCCTGTTCAATGGCTGCGCGGATCTCGTCGGGCTCATAGCCCGTGTTCTCATAGGCGGCGAGCTTCTGGACGAGCACCTCCTTGGTGGCTGCGCTCCAGTAGCCCGTCTTGATGCCGTTGACTCTCTCGTGGGTCAGACGTTCCATGCTGGCCCTCCTCTCAGGTGGCCGATCCGAGCGTCATCTGCTCGGCCTCGGTCGGGTTGTCTGCGTAGGCTGCGGCCGTCTGGCCCGTGGGGCCTGAAGGCTCCGCTCTGGCCCACACGGCCTCGGTGGCGTCCGAGCGGGTGGCCTTACGGCGGCCGACCGTCGTGAGGATCCCGATCTCCTTCAGCTCTGTGAGCCGTGGGGCGACGTAGTTGCGGTTGAAGTACGGGATCCGGCCGGCTGCGACGAGCTCCTCGGTGATCTCGCTGGCCGTGAGCTCACGGTTGCCGAGGGTCTCGAGGATCAGGCGGCAGCGGGCGGCCCGCTTGGGGAGTACGGCGTCATAGCTGCGGCGCCGGGTCTCTTTGGTTGTCTGGTTCATGTGTTTCCTCCTTTCCGGCCAGCTCGACGCTGTCGACTGGCGCGTCCTTGACTTCAGGCGTCGGCGCTTCGTTGCCCCACACGTCCCATCCCGGGGCGGCTTCTCGGGCAAAAAGCTCGATGCGGGGTAGGTCTCCCATCAGCTCGACGATCCTGTCGCGGATTTCGGCCGGCTTTCTGCTGTGCTGCTGGAGCGGGGAGAGGACGATGCTGCGGACGCTGCCGCTGATGCGCTTCGGCTTGCCCTTGGTCGCCAGCAGGCAGATCTCTGAGTTGCTGCGCGTCCAGTTTCCGAGCCCCATGAAGATGCCGGTGCCGTTTCTGTTCTGCTTTACCCAGTTGAAGGCGACGGTCTTGTAGCTGAAGCCCCACGCCTCGATCACGTCGAGGGCCTCGCGGAGCATGGGGAAGGTCGCCCACATGAAAAGTACGCAATCCTCGTTAGCAATACCCCCCGCAGCTCCGACGCCCATGCGCTTGATGTCCTCGATGGTCATGGTGTCGTAGTGTTTGGAGGCTGCCGCTCTGGTGCCGCGGTTCTGATAGCTCCACGGAGGATCGGCGTAGATGATGCTGTACTTCTTGTCAGGGAGTGGGATCATGGGCATCCTCCTTTCCGAGCGTTTCCGACTCGATGTCGTGCAGGAACTTGATGAAGCCGGCCGTCGCCGGTACTTCGTAGCGGGAGAGCTCTGCGTGCGTCATGTACTTTCGGCCGTAGATCTCGGCCATGTCGCGCCAGACGGGCCACGGCACGCGGTAGAAGTCCGTCAGGCTCACGGAGACGAGCACGAAGGCGATGGCGCCGAGCTTGTGATGGGCCTCGAGGTCGTCCTGCTGCTCTTGAGTGAGCCGGCGCTGCTCGATGCGCTCGTCGTCGGTGTGCTTGGCCTCGAAGTAGATGCTCCGGCCGCCCTTCAGGGTGCCGCCATAGTCCGGCTGGGCCTGCTTGGTATAGCAGGCGAGGAACTGGCCCTTGCGGTTCTTGGCGCCGAGGGGCTTCATGGGCTCCGGCGTCTTTTCGATCTTTGCGAGGCCGCGGCTGAGGTAGTAGTCGCACGAGGCCGAGATGATATTCTCGAAGTAGCCGCCGGCGACTCTGGCCTGCTTGCCGCGGATCTGCGCCATCATGTGTTTTTCGGCTGCGTAGGGCGTCGGGTCGTTGTAGCCCTCCGCGTTCTTTCTCGGGTCGTACTTCGTCACGGCGTCAGCCTCCGATCTCGATGTGGACGCCCGGATCGGAGATCAGGCGGTCGGCGAGCGTGAGGATGGTGGCACCGTCGAGGTGGACGTGGATGGAGCCGCCGCGGGCAGGCAGGTGGATCGTCACGCTGCCGATGTTGGGATCGTCCTCCTCGCCGCTTTCGGGCTCCTCGTCAGGCTTCAGCTCGCTGATGGCCTCGAAAACCGTTGCGGACGGGGATGCCGTGCGCCTTGGCGAGCTCGATCTCCGCGGCCATACCGGCCGAAGGGTGGTCAATACCGAAGGCCCACAGCTCGGAGCAGCCGAGCACCAGCTCGCTGCCGATCTTCAGGGCCAGCTCACGCTCCTCGGGGACGTTGTCGTCCATGAACTGCGTGAGATAGATGTGCGGGGTGACGGGGATGACGCCCTTCTCCACAGCCGCGCGGCTGTATTCCTTGGCGCGCTGGATGTTGTTCTCGTAGTCCCCGCGGCACGGGGAGCAGATGTAAACCTTTTTCATGTTGTTCCTCCTATCGTGAGCGCCAGCTCTGGCCGGTGAGGGTGATGCCCCTGCACATCTCCATGAGCCGGTCGATGGTGGCCCGGGCCGTCATGCTGTCGTGGCTTTCTCGCGGCGTCATGCGGTCGATCAGGGCCTCGGTGTCGTAGTTGGTGGTCACTATGGTCGGCAGGTATGCCTCATAGCGGCCGTTGATGATGTTGTAGATCGTGGAGATCGCCCACTCGGTCGGCGGCTCCTTGCCGATGTCGTCGATCACGAGGAGTGGGACGGTCTTGTAGATCTTCAGGACGTCGCTCTCGCTGCCGCCGGTCGTGGAGTAGGTGCGCTTGATGCGCTCCAGCAGGTCGATCATCGTCATGCAGATGACCGGCTTGCCTTGCGCGATCAGGTGGTTGGCGATGGCAGCGGCGAGGTGGGTCTTGCCGGTGCCCGGCGGGCCCGCGATAAACAGGCCGTTGCGGCCGGGTTCCTGACGGCCGGGCTGCGGCAGCATGGCGTCGAAGCCTTCGGCATAGCGCCGGGCGGCCGCCGCTGCTCGCTTGTTGTCGTCGGTGAGCTGGAAGGTGGAGAAGGTGCGCCGCAGGAAACGGTCGCCCATGCCTGACTCGCCGACGATGCGCTTGATGCGATCCCGCATTTTCTTCTCCTCCTCAGCCTTGGCGGCTGCGGCCTCAGCAGCTTCGCGCTCTGCCTTCGCCTTCTCATAGGCAGCCACGGCCTCGGGGCAGGTGCATCGCTCGGCTCCGTAGGGAGGCCAGAGGGTGCGGTTGCCGAGCTGGATGCCCTTGTGGTAGCGCAGGGCGCCGCAGAACTCGCAGGGGACGGGCTCAGGTACTCCGGGACGGCCGGCGAGGCGCTCGTCGTTGCTCCAGATCCAGTTACCGGCGTCACTCGTCGTCGGCCGGCTTGAAGCCCTTGCCCCAGTCTCGGCCGGAGCTGTCGGGCTGTTCAGGATCTCGCTGATTTTCTGCACCTTCGTTCACCTCCTCATTGTCCCAGTAGCCGCCGTTGAGCCATGTGCTCGGGTTCGGTATGTAGCGCCCGTTCTCCCGGCGCCACTGGTCGCTCCGCTTCTGAGCGTCGACCGCCTGCATGATCCTCTCGTGGAGCTCAGCGGTGGGCTTGATCTTGTTCCACGCCTTCAGAGCGTATTGCTTGCCGGTCTTTTTCGGGTAGGCTTTCCAGAACTCGAGAAATCTGGCCTCGACGAGCGACTTCGTGCCGCCGTCACTCCCCTCGTCAGAGGGGGAAGGGGGTGTATTACCTTCTCTTGTCTTATCTTCTCTACTCTGGTCTACTCTGCCTCCGGCTTTCTTGCGGCTGTTTGCCGGTCGTCCGGCGGTCGGCGTTGGGTCGTCCGGCGAGGCGTCGGCAGACGCCGCAGCAGCGGCCCGGCGACTGCGGGAGCGCTCTTTCTCGGCTTGCCGCTGGTCGATCAGCTTGCCGGCGTACTCGTACCAGTCGTGGATCTCGAGCGTCCCGTCCTCTTTTTCGTCGATCCAGCCCGCCCGGATCAGCGTTTTCGCCAGCTTTTCGGGGTCTCCGTCCCACTGAGCGGCCCGCGAGATCATGCGCGGCGTGATGTCGACGAGGCTGCCGGTCGGGGCGTTGTCGAGGGCCCACAGCCAGAACGAGACGAGCAGCCCCATCATGTGCGGCGGCTCGACTTCGAGCTGGTCAGCAGCGTCGAACAGTTTGCGGTGATCCTTGAGTGTCTGATGCACTTGCAGCCATGCCACGGTCGTCACCTCCTTTCTGTGGTCGTTTGTTTGTGGCCTGCTTTTGGTCGTCTGCCGGTCGTCCGACGGTCATGTTAAAATGGAAGGTCGCCATTGTCCTCGATCTCCGTGAAGTCGCCGGAGCCCTCAGAGTAGCCCGGATCGGCGAAGTCGCTGCCAGAGCTCTGGCCGCCGTCCTTCTTGCTGTCGCAGAAGTGGACGGAGTCGACCGTGATCTCGACGGCTTTGCGGCGGTTTCCGTCCTTGTCCTCGTAGCTGCGGCTCGTGAGCTCGCCCTCGACGAGGACGAGGCGGCCCTTGCTCAGGTACTTGCAGACGAACTCGGCCTGTGCGCGCCATGCGACGCACTCGATGAAGTTGGTGATCTTCTTGCCGTCCTTGGTCTTGCGGCCGGTGTCGCTGGCGAGGGTGAAGCTGGTGATCGCCGTGCCCTGCTGCGTGTACCTGAGCTCAGGGTCGGCGGTTAGACGGCCTTGGAGGCCGGTGTGGTTATACATTAGGCGTTTCCTCCTTGCTGGTTATGCTGTGCGGCCGCATTGTCGAGGGACGTGCAGATCTCGTCGTACTCTTGGCGGGTCAGGGTGGCCGGATCCTGCTTTTTGTACTTCTCCACGATCCGGGCGTTGGTGCGCTCCTTGGTCATTCCTGCGGCCTCTGCCTTCTTGTAGAGGCGTGCGAGCTGCGCGTCGCTCAGACGGCCGGAGCCCTGCCCCTGACGGCCCTGTGTGGCCTGCTGGCGGCCTCCAGCGCCGGATCCTTTGCCCTGCGCGCCGAAGTCACTGTTGTCGGGGTCGTCCTCGCCTTGGTCGACGGTGAACTTCTCGAAAAGGTAGTATTTCAGGGCGTAGGTGTGTGCCGCGCCCTTGGCCTTGGCGGGGTCATCGTTCCAGCCGACGGCGTGGACGGTGGCCTCGATGGTCTCGTCGTCGTTGTCGAGGTTCAGCCAGCGGATCGTCAGGTCGGCCTCGTAGAGGAACATGAGCTTGTCGCCGTTGCGTGTCTTGGTCTGCATGGTGATCCAGTAGACCGGGTCGCCGTTCTCGGCGTGGCGCGTGGCCTGCTCGCTGATGACGTCGAAGTCGACGCCGAGCTCGTTCATTATGGGGGTGATCTTCTCCCACACGTCGTAGATCTTGGCGTACTTGTAGCTGACGCCGTCGCTGTGCTGCTTCTTGACGATCTCCGGGCAGGCTTTCCGCATTTCGACGAGCTTCTGCCGGAGCGTCAGGCAGGCGGCTTCAGGAGGGGCCGCAGCAGCGGCCGCCTCGGTTTTCTTGGTTTCTGCCATGTCGGTGCCTCCTTACACGTCGACCGTGAAGATGCCCGGGGTCTCGTAGACGGTGACGCCCTCCACGATCTCGCCGGTCTCGGTCAGGGTTGCGATGTCGCCGGTGTAGCTGAGCAGCTTCTTCAGATCGGCCCAGCGGGTCGACTCCTCGACCTTTACGAGCTCGCCGTAGCCGTTGGCCTTGAGCCACGGCACCAGCTTGGTCTCGTCGAGCTTGGTCTTGGTTGTGCCCTTCTTGAAGGTCAGGGTGCCAGAGAGGAGGCGGTACTTCTCCGTCGTCTTGGTCTCCTTGTGGGGGACGGTGGCGAAGAAGTCGGCCAGACAGCTCGTGAGGTACGAGGTGCCGTTCTCCATGCGCTTGCGGGCAGCGGCGACTTTCTCGTTGATGGCCGCGATCTGCTCGTCGGCCAGAGCTTTCAGACGGTCGTACTCGCTGCGCTCGTCTGCGATCTTGCGGATGGCCCAGTCGGCACAGCGGTCGTCGGTGATGCGGAACGGGGCGCGCTCGCCCTCTGCGACGGTGCCGAGGTCGACCTGCTCCAGCTCGTCCAGCGTGGCAGCAGGCAGCAGCTCGGCCTCCTGCGTGGTGGTGGCCTCTGTGTCTGCCTGCTCGGCAGCGAGGGCCGCGGTGGTCTTATCGCTCATTGTTGCGCTCCTTTCTTTCGGTGACGTTGAAGGTGAGCATCACGCCGCAGGTGACAGGGGTGACGCTCTCGAGCTCGAGGTCGCGGCCGCTGCGGAGGTGCAGGGTCTCGCCCGGCTTCATTTCGGTGAGGTGTTTCATCTGGTACTCCTTTCTGCAAAGAAACGGTGCCCGCCTTCCTCGATGACGAAGATCTGACTCTCGTGGAAGTCGCTGGTCACGAGGGCGGGGTTGTAGAAGTAGAGGATCGGCTCGTCCACGACGGTCTCGCCTCGGTCGAACACGGCCGCGACGGCGTCCTTGACGCGCTGTGTGGGATCCGGCCGGCTCTTGGTGTAGCTGTAAAGGACGACGGCCTCAGAGGGGTCGACGCCGCGCTTCTCGGCTGCGTTGAGGATGCACTGAGCGACGAGCATCTGGCCCTCGAAGGACTCCCCGCCGGCCTCGGCCATGACCACGCGCTCGACGACGTCGCGCTCGGCGTCGGTCAGAGGGTAGCGCACGGCGGGCTCGGTCGGCTCTGCGGTCTCAGCGGCCGGGGCGGGGGTGTCCGGGATGTATGTGCCGACGGTGGTGGTCGGCGGCAGGATGTTGGTCTCCTGCTTGCTGCCGGTCGGGGTGGTGAAGATTGCCACAGAGATGCCGCCCAGCAGAAGGACGGCAGCGGCCAGCGTGGCAGCTCTCAGGGCTTTCCTCTTGGCACGGCGGCGCCGGCGTGTTATACTTGCGGTGCGGGATCCGTATGCTGTCAGGCTGCTGGATCTTCTCGCATGGGTCGCCCGGTCGCAACGGGCGGCCCTTTCTTTTGTGGTTTCCATTGGTTTCTCCTTTCACTGAGCCCGTGCGACGGTCAGATCACAGAGGGCGTGAGTGAGGTCGCTGAACTCGGTCTCTCGGACGGTGTCAGCGGTCAGCAGCACGAGGTAGTCGTTGTCGTAGTAGTCGATCTCGGGGTGCCGCTGCCGGTTTACTTCATTTTTGTGGCGGGCGTAGGGCTCGGCACGGTTCCAGACGTCGTCAGGGATCCAGCGGTCGAGGCGATCCTCGACGCGCTCGCGCAGCTCCTCGCTCGTGATCGTGATCTCCGGGCTCATGCTATCACCTCCGCGCCACGCGGGCCGGGAGCGTCTGCTCGGGTCTGGTCAGCCCCTTGCTGAAGCTCTGCGGCTCATATCTGACGCCCACGATCCGGCGGCCGCTGACGCCGTACTTGGGGTTGTAGCCGAACAGGTTGACGTAGCTACCGAGATCCTCGCGCTCGTCGTCCATCGCCTTCAGCACCTCGAACAGGGCCAGCACGTCGTCGATGGCGCGATGGCTGTTCTGCACCTTGCCGGTGAGGTCGTAGGCGATGATCGCGTTGGCGAGCTTGTGCGGGTAGGCCCTGCGGTCTTTGTAGACTGTCAGACTGTCCAGCCAGTCGATCCGGCCGACCTTCTGGCCTCGGAGCAGGCCACGGAGGAAACAGGCGTCGAACTGTGCATTGTGGGCGATCATCAGGGTCGGGCCATTCTGCATGAGCTTGGCGATCTGGCCGGCTGCCTTGACCGGCTGCACGCCCTCGGTCTGGAGCCGCCCGTCGGTGATGCCGGTCAGGCTGACGATGTTCTCCGGGAGGGTCTCGCCCTCGGGTAGCTTGATGAAGGTGTCCATCTTGCCGGCGATCCGTAGGCCGCCGGTGGCCGTGCGCTCCACGCGCAGGGCGGCGAGCTCGATGATCTGGTCGCTGTCGAAGTCGAGGCCGCTGGTCTCGGTATCAAACACGACGAGGGCCTTGTAGCGGTCGAACAGGGTGGAGAGGTTACTCATGCCGGGCCTCCTTCTCGCGGGCAGCTCTCAGGGTGCCGAGCATAAACGAGAGGGCTGTGGTCAGTTGATCCTCGGTGGCGAAGGTGCCGCCGAACTGCTCGGCCAGCGCCGCGATGATCTCGCCGGCGTGCTCCGGCGTGACGTCGTCGGTGGCTTCGTCGTCCTCGATGGAGATCAGGAGATCGGAGTCCAGATAACAAGCGGGGCGCAGGCCGTCGTGGCCGCTGCAGGCGTAGTTCCAGTACAGAGTGCCATCGGTGTTGACGAAGCGGGCGAGTGACTCGTAGCCGTTAGACTTCGTGCTGAAGGCGGTGGACAGCCACCACCAGTCGTCTGCGTTCGAGATGACGTCGCGGTTGCGCCGGTACTGGTCGACCGTCAGCAGGAAGATGGTGACGGTGCAGGTGCCGTAGTCCTTCAGGCCGTCGTCGGTGGTCAGGTCGAGCTCCGTGGTCAGGAAGGCGTTGGGGCCGTTCACGTCCTCGAGCAGGTTGTCGAGGTAGGCACCGTTGAGGTATTCCTTGCTGCTGGCGACGGCGAAGTTGTTGCAGTTGCCCTCGTCAAAGGCTCGGGTCTCGATGATGTCCTTGCTCAGGCAGAGTGCGCGGCCATCATCATTCTCCAGCAGGATCCAGCTCTGGCCGGCATAGTCGAAGGCCGTGCCGCGGGCGGCGTTCTTGAGTGCGATCTTTTTCATGTGGTTGCTCCTTTCGTTCTCTGCGGCCGAGCCTTCTGGCTGGCCTGAATGTTCGGCAGGGTCTCGCCGGCGCGGAGCCGGCTCTCACAGTGCGGGCAGATGTAGCCGGTGCGGGGGATCTTCTGGTAGATGCTGACGTTCCAGTCGAGCCCGCAGCCGACGCACTTGGCTGTCATGGGCCTCCACCTCCTTCCGCAGCCAGAGCCTCGAAAACATAGCGCCGGATGCGGTTGCGGTACTTCTTCCGGGTTCTGGCTTTCTTTGCGTGAGCTGCGAGGTGCAGCCACTTCGGCGGCACTCCGATGGCCTTGGCCGATACCTTCCAGAGCTTTTTGAGGGCAGAGAGCACGGCGTTGATGACCGGTTTCAGGGCCTCGGCCAGCTTGGCGGCGATTTCCCGCAGAGCGTCGGCCAGCTTCTCGAAGGCTTCGCGGGCCTGCTGCATCTTCTCACGATCGGCGAGCGTCATGCTGCCGTCGTAGACGTAGGGGCTCAGCTCGTTGTCACCTCCGTCGGCCAGACGCTCACAGAACGGGAGGCCGGCAGCTTCGGCAGCCTTGCGGCCCTCCTCGAGGGCGTCCCGACCTTGCGTGACTTCGCAATAGTCCGCGAGGCGGTTGCGGCCGCCTTCGTAGTGCCAGCGGATCCCGGCGGCGATCTCGTCGATGGTCATGTCCTCGCCGAAGTGGCCGCAGTAGTAGCCGTTGACGATGAGCGCGTCCGGGTCGGCCTTCAGGATCCCGATGGCGTCGTTGAGGTCGTCGGTCTCCCACTCGTCGTTCCAGATGTCGCTCCAGATCGTCAGGGCGTTCCACGAGCGGCCGGTGCGATACACGATTGTCCAGCCGATGCCGTCACGGATCTCCGCAGCGAAGTCTCGGGCGATGTCTCTCAGTGCTGCCATGCTGGCGCCTCCTCTCTGGTGATGTGCACGACGGTGACGAGGTCGTCGATCTCGTGCTTGGTGGTGTATGTGTCCCGCTCGTCGAGCCCGATGTGCCGCAGCAGCGTCTCGGGCCCGTCCAGCAGGAAGGCGGTGACGGCCACGGCGTTCAGCCGGTAGACCGTGACCTCCACGGTGCAGCGGGCGCCGTCCTCGTCCAGCGTGGACGGGAACGAGGCCCGGCAGATGGGGCTCGCCTCGTATCTGAAGGCGGTCGCGCGGTTCTCGCCGGTGATGATGTCCTTCACGAACTCCTCGAAGGCTTTGCGGGGGATCGAGCTGCGGTACTTGTCCAGCGTGACGTCGGCGAGCTGCCGGATGGCTTTGGTGTTCATGTTCCGCACCTCCTCAGCAGGCGTCGCCGTGCGGGCCGACGGTCATGATGCTCTTGGTAGCTCCGTTCTTGTCGATCCAGATCTCCTCGACGCTGTTGTCGGCCCAGTAGATCGTCTGATGAAGTTTCCACTCGCGGGCGTCGTCCGCTGCCTTCTTGGCTTCTCGAGCCGCCTGCTGGAGCTCCTTCAGCCTGTTGAACTCCTTCACGGTCAGGCTGCGTCCCGGCTCGCTCAGGGCGTAGTCGCTGAGGTAGTAGGTGGCAAAGGTCTGACGCCACCCGGCGTTGTACCAGCGGCTCGTCACCTTTTCGGCGAAGGCCAGCAGATCGGCGTCGTTTTCGATAGGGCCGAAGCCTCGGACGGTGAAGATGAACTCGTCTCGGCTGTACGTCGGTTTTCCGTTGACATAGCCGTACACGTTTGGATCGTATTTCATGGTGTGCTCCTTTCTACTTGGCCCGGGTTCCCGGGATCTTGGCGTTTTAGCAGCAGACGAAGATTGCGGCGATCTGCGCCTTGGTCGCTCTCTGGTAGCTGGAGTAAAAAACACGACCGCCGACTTCTTGGTTGATGGCATAGTGGCCGTCGGCGTAGCGCTTAATGAGCCACACTTTGCGAGGGTTCCACTTGTCAACCTTGCGTGTCAGGGTCGTGTTGTTTCTTCTGCTTCTCATGGGGGTCTCCTTTCTTCGGCCCGGCGCTGCCGGGTGTTCTTGGCTACTGTTCGGCCGGTGCTCGTTTACCTCTGCGCTTGAAGCTCTCACGCAGCCGCCTCTCGGCGAGCTCTGCGCTGTACCCTTCGCGCTGGTTGGCGTCCAGCGCGCCGGTCGCGCCTCGCTGGAGCTCCTTGTAGATCGTGGTGTGGTGGACGCTCAGGCGGGCCGCAATATCGACCGGCCGATCTCCGAGCAGATGCCACGCCTCGATCTTCTTCCTGTCCTCGAAGGTCAGGTAGCGGTACTTTCCCGTCAGTCTCACCTCCGTCCTATGGGGTTGTAGTAAAGAAAAAACGCACAGCCGACTCGTTTGAGTCTCTGTGCGTTTAATGATAATGGATGGCCCTTCTGCACTTTGGGCAAAAAATGCTGGACATTTGCCGCGAATCATGCTATAATACTGCTTGCATCCCGGCAAAATAGAATATGCGGGCATCGTACATCGGCTAGTATATCAGCCTTCCAAGCTGAGGAGGTGGGTTCGATTCCCATTGCCCGCTCCACCAAAAAACCGCCTAGATTCGTCAGAATCCAGGCGGTTTTCTTGCTTCATTACCTCATTTCTTTTCCATACCATATAATAATGCCCCCCTTCGAAAAAATTTTGAAGGAGGCATTATTAGACTATACAGCTCTCACCGCACTCTCTTTTTCATCCTTGCCATGAATGCATCCGCCTCGATGGCCTCAGGGGTGAAGCTGTTGTTCTTCCACCATGCGGCCAGCGCAGCGCCGACGGTGAAGCCGGTGCAGATCATCCGCTCGAGCTGGGCGTTGTCGATGGGCAGTACAGACTTGCCCGCTGCGCTGAGCAGCTGATTTGTCAGGGCGAGGCCCAGCGCTGCGGTACGGGTCAGAGTACCGGCGGAGACGGTACGGTTGGTAATGATATGTGCGTTCATAGCTTAATTCCTTTCTCTTGTATGTTCGTTTGCTTCTAAATCGGCGATGCGGTGGTTTGCCACCTTCATCTGCTCTTCCAGCACGGGGACGCGCTGGGCGAAGTTGTTGTGCGCCCGCACCTCGCGGGTCAACTCCTCAAGCTTGGTGTCTGTGACAGCCTGACTGCGGCTGTTGGCGATGAGTACGCCGATGAGAGTCACGGCCCCGGTGATAAGCGCTGCGAGAACAGTCTCCATCGGTCTCACCCCTTCCATCTGGACTTATTCGTCCGGGTGTCGATATGTACCCAGCCGGTCATGCGCTTGGGATGCTTTGCATCCTTTGGGTACCGCCCGATGCCGCCCCGCCCGGGAAGCAGGGTCTCCGCGTAGGCGGCGACAGTCGCCACCGGCACACCTTCGACGTAGAAGTCCGCCGCCCGGCCCAGCAGGTGCTGGCTCGACTTGCTGCCGCCCACGGCTGCATTGTGCTCAGCGGTGCGGTAGCCGCTGGTGATATGTACCGGTTTGCCGAAGCGCTCCCGGATGCACTGCAGCAGCACCACCAGCTCGTCGTCGATGAGGACGACGTCGCTGCCCTTGCAGACGAACTCGCGGACGCGGAAGCTGGGTGAGAGCTGCCGGGTGGAGTCGCGGGTCATGGAATATTCACGAACCGACATCCTTATCCCTCCACTCAATACTTCTTCCCGCAGATCTCCTCGAAATCCGCCTTGGTGATGATGCCCTTGCGGACATACACCCGCAGCATCGCCTCAGAGATACGGCCCTGCGTCCAGCGCTCGGTCAGTCTTTCCTTGTTGCTCATAACTTCGTTCTCCTTTCTCATTCTGCGTCTGGCAGGCTCAGCGCCACCATGTCTTCCAGAGCGTCCGCAATGCGGGTCTGGTCGGAGACGCCGGCGTCTGCCACGGGCGGGTTATCCTCAAAGGCCTCGATGGCGGCCAGATAGTCCTCGTCGGTGGTGCAGCTGCTGAATCGCAGCCCGCCTTGCGGTAACGCTCCACCTCATCGTCGAAGACCAGCGCGACGCTGCCGTTGATGATGCCGCCGCCCACGATCATCTTGGTGTAGCGGCCCCACTGGTAACGGTCCAGCCACTGCTCAGCGGTAAGCTTCTCGCCCACCGGGGTGATGACGTCGGATGTGTTGTCGTAAATTTTGTATCGTGCCATTTTGATTTCTCCTTTCATTACGCCGAATAGACATCGACGACATCCTGATATTTGTCTGCCGTGCTACTGATTTTTGAGATACCGCCTGCGAACAGCGCGTAATCTCCAATTACAGCAGATGCAAGGCCATGCCGTCCGACACTCAAGTCTGGCATAGTCGTCTTGGTTAACGCGGTGTTGTATGCATCCACCGTTGCCACATAGGCTGCATCGCTGTTGCCTTTATAGCCACCTGCAAACATTGCGTATTCGCCCACTGTGGCCGAGGCCAGGCCGTTCTTTGCGCTGCTCAATTCGACGGCAGTGCTTCGGGTCAGCGAGGCGTCGTACGATTCTACTGTGGAGAGGTATTTTCCCGTAGTGCTGTTGTATCCTCCTGCAAAAAGAAGATGATTCCCGATGGTTGCGGCGGAATGGACTGCTCTGGGGCAACTCAAGGGCGCGGCCTGACTGGACGTAAGAGACGAATCATATGCGCGCACTATCTCCAGAGCCCCAATGGTTTCAACAAGAGTCGAATCCGAGTTCATGCTGCTGCCGCCGCTAAACACTGCATAACCTCCGACTGTGCCTCCTGCACAGGCGTATGCATTACTGGGCAGCGGAGTTGCAGTCGTCCGGGTGAGAGACGTGTTGTATGCATCTACGGCGGACTGCGACATTGTAAATAAGCCATTATTCCTTCTGCCGCCAGCAAAAAGCGCATAGGAACCTACAACTGCTGCGGCACTGTCATATCGGGCAATACTCAGCTCTGTAGCGGTCGTCCGGGTAAGAGATGCATCGTAGACATCCACCGTGCCAAAGGACGTGTTTCCGCTTCGTCCACCGACGAATAGTGCGTGATTCCCCAGCGTTATCGCCGTCAATCCTTGCCTTGCCACGCTTAAAGAAGCTGCAGTCGTCCGGGTGAGAGATGCGTTGTATGCGTCCATTATGGCCTCGCCTTTTCGGGCGTCGCTATCATAACCGCCGCCTCCGAACAGGGCATATCCGCCAACTGTCGTTCCGGCAAGCAGACTTCTAGCCTTGCTCAGCGATGCTGCCATGCCGAATTTGTCAGCCTCTGCACTGTAGCACAGCCTCGCCTTGCCTCCGACACCGATGTACATCTTCTTGACCTTGCGGGCCTTACCGCCGATGCCGATGTAGGCTTTCTTCATCTTGCGGGCTTTGCTTCCGACGCCCACATAAACTGCTTTTGCCATATCCGGCCTCCTTTACACGTACACGATGAGCACCTTGTTGGTGGTCAATGCGCTTCCCGCCCCCGGGTCGGTGGTCTGGGCGGCAAAAGTCAGGCCGTTGACCGAGTTGGCCGTGCCGCCCGCAGAGCCGGAACCGGCGTAGTTGTGGGTGTGGGAACTGTTGGCTTTGCCGTTGAGTTTGGTGTTCATCTCGCTCTCGGTGTAGTACCGGTCGTCATGGGTATGGCTGGACGCCGCCTTGCCGTCCACGAGGCCTTTCAGCACCTTGCCCTGATTTGCGCTCAGACTCTGGTCGGTGGCCGTGCTGGTCAGGTTGTCCTGCACGCCGCGCCAGGTGTTGGTGTCCGTGAACTTTGCATCCGCAGGCACACTCTTGCCCAGCGTGCAGGTCATAGCGACCGGCACACCATCCTTGAAGTATACGCCCTGCGTAGCAGAACCCGCGTTCTTGTTCAGTTTGTTGGCTGAGTTTGCCGCACCGCCCGCGCTGGACGAACCAGCGTAGTTGTGGGTATGGCTGGCGGCAGCTTTACCCGCCAGCGCGTCGCCGGTGGCTTTGGCGTCGGCAGCTGCGCCGGAGACTTTGAGGGTGGTGTCCACCTTCGTTTCTTTGCCCGCCGGGCCTGTCTCGCCTTTCGGTCCCTGAGGGCCGGTCGCGCCTACAGGACCCTGTGGACCGGTGTCGCCTTTGTCGCCCTTCGGACCCTGCGGGCCAGTCTCGCCCTTTGGACCTTGTGGACCTGATTGCACCAGTGGGGCCTGTCGAGCCGATGTCGCCTTTTCGCCTTTAGGCCCCTGAGGTCCGGTATTTCCCTGCGGACCTCTCGCGCCTGTATCACCCTTTTCGCCCTTGAAATCTCCCGCAGCGATGCCATCCTGAAGCTCTTTCAGTTTTTTCGCCGCCGCTGCAGCACTACCGGCCGCTGCGCGTTTTTTCGCTTTCGGCCTGTTTCATCGACTTCCGGGCCTGTTCGGCACTTTTCCGGGCGTCTGCACCGACTTCTTCCACCCGGCCCACCAGCTGCTGCCACGCAGGCGTACCCAGCGGCGGCATAGTACCGTCTTCGGTGCCGGAATTTGCCGCCACGCGGTAACGCATATCGGCGCTGGTGATGGTCCGGGTGCCGTCGGAGCCTTCGAAGGTGATGCGGCCCTCGCCGGACACAGCCGTGACGAAGGCAGGCACCTCCACCACACCGTTCTCTACCAGCGATGTAGGCGGGTCACCCTCCGGCGTATGCCAGAACACCCGGAGCTTCATCCCCTTCCACTCGTCGGCGGCAGTCACCCTCAGCCGATAGACGCCGCAGTTCTTG